ATTCGCACCACGGGCGATCCAGGCCAAGCCGTTATGTCCATCAACCACAATTTCGTTGGTGCCCCTGTATTCCAAATGTTTGGAGTCATGGAGCAGCTTCGACAACAAAGGACAGGCATTTCGGATGCGTCCAAAGGACTTCCAGCTAATGCCTTACAGTCCACCGCGCAAACGGGCGTTGATGCGATCGTGCAGGGTGCCCAAGAACGTATAGAACTGTGCGCTCGCATTCTCGCCGAGACCGGGATGAAGCAACTGTTTCAAGGGCTGCTGCGCGAGATCGTGAACAAGCCCAATGCGGAACGCACCATCAAGCTCCAAGGGAAGTGGACAGACATTAACCCGTCTACTTATGATCCTACCATGCGTATTTCGGTTAATCCGACCTTAGGGAAGGGTTCCGATACGACTCGACTCATGGTTCTGCAGGACGTCAAGGCGACCCAGACCGCTATTATGACTCAGTTCGGCGTGGAGAACCCCCTCTGCGGTGTCCAAGAGTTCCGGAACACGCTTACGGACATCCTAGCAATAGCAAACGTGAAAAATGTCGGCAGGTATTACAAAGAGATTACAGCGGAGCAGCTTAAGGCCATCGCGGAGACACCGAAGGAGCCGGATGCTGCCACTCTTCTTGCGCAGAGCCAGATGGAAAAGAATCGCGTCACTATGGCTACGGAAATTTCTAAGTCGAACTTCAACGACCGAAAGCTCCGTATCGAGGATGACTTCCGACGGGATCAAATGATCGTAAAGGGGTTGCTTGATGCTGCAAAGATTGAAGCTCAGTTTGGTGCGGATGTCCTTGAAGAGGAATTTATGGCGCAGAATACACCTAATGAAGTGCCGCAACCCGCACCGCCGCCTCTTCAAATACCAGATGCAGCCCGACAGATGATGGGTGGAGTTAGCACAGATGCCGAACGAGCCCCAGAAGCCCCGCCTGAGCAACTTTGAAGTTGAAGAGAAGGCAGGGGAAGCTAACGCTATTTTGAACAACCCTGTGTTCAAGATGGCCATGGATGAAATACATTCCCGGGCAGTCGGAACACTAGTAGGGGCCGATGTTGGTAGCTTGACAGCTACGCAGGCGCATGCTATGATTAAGGCCGTAAACGAACTGAAAACGCAGCTGAGCCAGTACGAAGTAGACAATCAGATGCGTCAGAAGTATTACAAAGGGGATAAACATGTCGAATGACTCGATGGATTCTGCCGCTATCGCATTCGACAACGAAGGCAAGGCACCGGCTCCTTCGAAGTCACGCGGCAACGATGATGGCAACGATGGGTTCCAGATGGACTCGTTGTTTGGGAATCTGAATCGAGGAAACGAGGTCGACGAGGAAAGCCCCCCGACTGGCGGAGGGGATTCGAGCGATCCGGAGGAGGCTATCTATGGCAAAGACAGTAAGGCCGGTACAAGGGATCCTCGCAAAAAAGATCGACCAGATAGCGACGGCGACGATGACGAAGGGGAGGGAGGAGAGGGTGAGTCCGACGACGGGGATGACGATTCCGCAGAAGAAGGGGATGAAGCTGAAGAATCAGAAGCCCTTGGTGATGAAATTCTCAGCCGTAAGGTCGAAGTTACCGTAGATGGTGAACCCGCTGAAGTAACCATTAAGGAAGCTTTGGAAGGCTACGTTCGCACGCAGACCTTCCACCAACGTATGAATCAGCTGGACGAAGCTAAAAAGATCGTCCGGAGAGCCGCTGCCGACGCCGTTCAGAACTACGAATATTCGATGAACGTTGCGCAGCAAATGGAAGAACACATGAAGGTCATGATTCCGCCGGAGCCCGATTGGGACGCGGAATTCAAGGCCGACCCGGTGGCTGCCCGCGAAAAGCAGCGCTACTACGATAAGGCAAAACAATTCCAGGCACAGCTGAAGCAACAAACTGCTGAAGCGTACAGGAAGATGACGGAATCCAACCACGCCCAGTTGGCAGCGTTCGCAGAAGAAGAACACCAAAAGTTCGAAGCGGCGAACAGAAAAAATTGGTCGGACCCCAAAAAGAAGGCTAAGGACCTCGTTTCGATGAGGAAGACCGGCCTTGCTTCCGGGTTCACCGAAGAAGAATTGTCGCAAGTGTACGACAGCAGGATGCTTCAAGTTCTTTTGAAGGCATCTAAATACGATCGAATGATGGCTGCAAAGCCCAAGCCAGTCGTTCGGCCACAAGGCAAGCCAGTTGCTCCGGGAACGGGAAGCGCGAAAGAGCGCACGGTTCAGAGGCGTGACAACTCGGCAATGAAGAGGCTCAACCGCACGGGCAGTCTCGAAGATGCTGCCGTCGTGTTTGATCAGATTCTTGCAAGAGGATAGTCCATGCCCCAAGTAGCAGGCGTATTTACTACCTATCAGGCGAAAGCTAATAGGGAGGACCTTTCGAACTCTATTTATAATATCGACCCCTTCGACACGCCGGTTATGTCACTGGCTCGCCGCAGGAACGTAAAGAACCGTACTTTCGACTGGCAGAGCGAATTCCTCCCTGCCGTTGACGGCAATAACGCCCAACTCGAAGGCTTCGAACTGGCTCGCGCCGCTTCTCAGCCCACGGTTCGGCTGACCAACGTGACTCAGATTTCGAGCCGCGATGCGACCGTCTCCGGTTCCCAGGAAGCTGCCGATGCCGCTGGTAAGGGCTCGGAAATGGGCCACCAGATGGCTCTGAAGTCCAAGGTCCTGAAGTGCGACATGGAAACCATTATGTGCAGCCGTCAGGCTCGCGTCGATGGTTCCGATCCAGCAACTGCCCGCAAAACCGAGTCGATCCCGCACTGGCTCGCCCGTGCAACTGACAAGGCTGGCGCGGTCAACGGTGCGGTTATGGGCACCACGACAGCAGGCGCTGGTTTCCCGGTACTTCCGACCGATGCCTTCACCACGACTGGTACCACTGCCCTCACCGAAATTCACATCGGTGATGCGATGGAAAAAGCGTTCCGTAACGGCGCGCACCCATCGAAGTGGGTGGTTCCTCCGGGTGTCAAGCGCACCATTTCGACCTTCGAAGGCCGAACTGGCTCGCAAATTCTCGTCGGCAAGACGGAGGTGGTTGCAACGGTAGATATTATTGCCACCGATTTCGGTCGCGTCATTGCGATGCCCTCGCTGTGGATGCCTTCCGATCTCAACCTACTCCTCGACCCGAACTTCATCGCCGTCGGCTTCTTCCGAAATTTCCGCACTTACCCGATTGCGAAGGTGGGCGATGCGGAGACCCGCATGATTCTGGCGGAGTGGGGCGTCGAGATGCGCAACCCGCTCGCGCACATTCTGATGAACGGCATCATCAAGGGCGCCGTTATCACCTAAACTTCTCCTGAGACTTTCCTCCCCCTAACGGGGGAGGACTATCTGTACATGGAGGAAGTCATGCCGAGCAAAACCCCTAAGCAAGCTAGAACTATGGCGGCGGCTGCACATAATCCAAAATTCGCCAAGAAGATGGGCATCCCTAAGAAGGTTGCCAAGGACTTTAATCAAGCCGATGCTGGTACCGGAATTATCAAGCCGAAAAAGGGCCGGAGCGCGAATTTTTCCTATAGGCCGTAACCATGGCTTGGTGGGACGACCTTAAGAAGTTAATGCCTGACTATTCAGGCGTCGGTGAAGCCATGCCCGAGCATATCGGGCGTGAGCGAATTATGGACCCAATTGTTGGCGCTGGTACGTCGCTTGCCACGCTTCCTCAGCGCGCAATGGGTGCTTCCGCTGACGCGGTGGGCACTGGAACATACAACCCTGGACCAGCAATAGAAACTGTGCTCAGTACAATGGGCGTCGGCCCTCTGGCTGGTGTTTCGGCTGGTGGCAAGGAAGCAGTCCTTGGGGCTGGGCTTATACGTAAGAATCCGTTGACTGGTGGTTATCACGGGACAAATTCACCTATTGATTACAGTTCGTTTGCTCGGTCTCCTATTGATATTGGTACTCATTTTGCAACTAATCCGAATATAGCCACAGCTTATGCTGCTGGCAAAATAAATCCAGAGACATTTTCTGGTGCTGGTCCTCGAGTAATACCCGTGGTTGGGGACATCAATAAGGCGGCTCATTTCCCTACTAACCCGCCCAATTGGAAAGACCCTGAACAGGTTTTAAGACAGTTAGAGATCGCTAAGGGTAAGTCTAGTATTCCTGTGTCAGATATTAAACGCGCTGCGGCGGCACCGGGCGATTGGGAAAACAATTTTTTCAATTTGTATCGTGATCGGGGTTATGATGCTTTGA